TTGGTCAAGAAGATGTACAAGTATTAGATGGTGAAGATGAACATATAATTTTTCATCTACCAAGTATATAGGAAAGGAAATATAATGATAATATAATAAATGAAGTTATAAGATTGAAAGAAATAGAGAAGTTTACATATCAAAAGATTTCTGATATAATGAATATAAAATCAAAAAATATAAGTAATGTTTACCATAGATATAAAAATAGAATAGAAAGGTAAAAATATGACCATAATATATCACTCGGATTGGGAATTAAGTAATAAAGGGAAAAAAGATGCACAACGACATCGTGAAAAAATTGATGATGCTATTCGTAAGAATGCTCGCGATATAATTGGTGAAGAATCAATTATAACAAGAAAAGGTAAAAAGATTGTAAAGATACCAGTAAGAGGATTGAAAGATTATCGTTTTATTCATGGTAATAAAAAGGGTAGTGGTGCGGGCGCTGGTCAGGGTGATGGTAAATCAGGTGATACAATTGCTAAAAGAGTAAAACAAGGCAAAGGTCAGGGTGATCAAAAACCTGGTAATCAAAAGGGTGTTGATTATATGGAAACAGAAGTTGAAATTGATTACCTGTTAAAAATTATGTTTGAAGATTTGGGATTACCTTGGATTGAAGAGAAAACAAAAGCAATGCAAATAATTCCTAAAGGTTGGAAATTTAAAGCTATTTCTAAAAAAGGTATTCCACCAAGATTACATAAAAAACGAACAATGATTGAAACAATAAAAAGAAATATTGTTTTAGCCGCTGGTATAATGGAAGAAACAGGATGTGATGAGGAAACAGCATATAGAGCATTAAATATGGCATTTGGTGATATGGATGAGGCTATTTTAATAATTCAAGAAAATAGAGTAGATCCATTAGCATCAACAGATTTAATGATAGATACAGATGATATGAGATTTAAAAAAATTGAACAAACAGTTGAGTATCATTCAAATGCTGTTGTAATCGCTATGATGGATGTATCTGGTTCTATGTACAGAGAGAAAAAATATCTTTGTAGAAGTTTGTTATTCTGGATGACTGAATTTTTAAAGAAATCATATGAACATGTTCAAATAAGATTTATTCAACATACTACCGAAGCACAAGTTGTGGATGAAGATTCATTTTTTAATAAAGGTGAGAGTGGTGGAACTGCTTGTTATACAGCATTTGAACTAGCAAATTATATGATAGATACAGAATATCCAATAAATGAATGGAATGTTTATTGTGTTTATTGTGGTGATGGCGAAGATTGGGATACTAAAGAAACAGTAAAGCATATGCAAATTATGTTAGATAAAAAAGTGAATATGTTGAGTTATATTGAAATTCTTTTAAATGGAGAATATGGATATTCTGGTTCTCTTTTGAATGAGATAAGAAAGAAATGGACGTTCAAAACCACAAGAATAAAAAGAACTGATTTCTTTAAGAATGAAGAATTGAAATTTTTATGTTCTGTGATTAAAAACAAAGAACACATATGGCCAGCATTGAAACATATGCTTTTCAGTAAAAAGAAAAAATAATTTGTAAAAAGGAGTATATAATGAAAATAACAAATACTATAGAACATAAAGATGGTACTGTGACACTTAATTTAGATATGAATGAAGAAGAAGTTGGACTACTTATTGAATATGCTGTTATAAATTTATTGAAAGAATATGTTGAGAAAGCAAAGAAAGGAATCATAGTAGATGAATAAATCAGAAATGGGTAAGTTGGTAAAAATTGAAGAACGAATTTATCAGATTGCAGAGGAAGATGGTCTTGAATTTTGCCCAATAGAATTTGATATTGTTCCGAATAAAAAAATGATAGAACTTATGGCATATCTGTTACCAGGTAATATTAGTAACTGGAAATATGGTAGAGATTATGAACGTATCAGAACAATGTATGAAAAATCAGATTATAATCTTCCTCTTGAAATGGTTGTGAATACAGACCCATCAAGAGCATATTTAATGAAAGAAAATACTTTTGCCATTCAAGCATTAGTTATGTCTCATGTTGTTGGTCATGTTGCCTATTTCACGATGAATAGACATTTTCAACCAACTGATAAACAAATTATTACTGTATTATCAGAAGCATCAAAACGATTTAATAAATATGAAAGAATGTATGGTATTGATATTGTTGAGCAAACCATTGATGCCGCACATGCTCTTATGTTTCACTCATCACCTTTTGATACTGAATTGGAAAGTGAGAAAAGAGAACGTATATTTGGACAATTGAAAAAAAGATATACATCAACGAAAGTATCTGAATTTGAAGATATTGTACCTTCAACAACAAAACAAAATATTGAAGAGGATACTGAATTATTCAACAGAAAACTTTGGATGAAATTGAAATCAAAAACTCCTGTACAACCAACAGAGGATTTTTTAAGATATATTATTGATAATTCAAATAAGTTGGATGATTGGCAAAAGGATATTTGTGAAATCATAAGGCAAGCTGGAATATATTTTTGGCCTCAAGTAAGAAGTAAATTTGCTAACGAGGGATTTGCCACTTATACTCACGAAAAGATTATGTGGCAATTATTTCAAGAAGGTTATTTAAATAAATCAGATCATGCTCAGTATAACTATTCAAATTCTCTTGTGAAAGCTAAAAATCCATTATCATTGAATCCATATTTACTAGGTTCTAAAATGTGGGAAAGCATTGAAGATAGATGGAATAAAGGTAGATTCGGTAGAGAATATAATGATCTTATAAGCGTAGAAGAAAGAGAAAATTGGGATACAAAACTAATGAAGGGTAAAGAAAAAGTATTTCAAGTTTTGAGAACATGTAGTGATTGGTTTTTTATGAAAGAATTCTTAACTCCTGATTTGGTAAATGATTTAGGTTTGTATATATATGCTATAAAAGAAACTCATGTATCGGATGATTTTATTATAACAAAACATCAAGCAAAAGAAATTGCAGATTTAATATCAGCAAGTTTTGTTCATAGTGGTATTCCAAAAATTAAAATTATAAATGGTAATTATAATGGTGAGGGAACAATGAAACTTGAACATCAATTTTCAGGTGTACCATTGGAACCAACGTATTGTGAGAAAACATTGAAACATATGTTCTTTTTATGGGGCAGAGATATAGTTTTAAAAACGAATGATGGAAGTAATGATTTATTTTATGCTGCATCTTCAAAAAATAAGAAAATAAAATCATGGAAAAGCTAAAATGAGTACTAGTTAAATAATATAAAAAGAGGGTGATTTTTATAAGTTGCCCTTTTTTTGTGCTTATTTTTTATAAATAGAAATAAGGAATATAAAAGAATGAATATAAAAGAACAGTATGCTAAAATAAAAGAAGAAAATAAACATAAATCAGGTGCTAAACCACATAATTCAGTTTCTCTACTTATGGAAGAATATTCTGTTACTAGATTTGTAGAAGTTGGACTATATAAATGTAAAGCAGCAAAATATATATTGAGAAGATATGATCATTTACTTGATGCATATTGGGGAATAGATTTTTTCCTTGAGCAAGATTGGAGTAAGAAAAGAGGACTTTATCAAAAAGAATGGGATGGTCTTTATGGTTGGGCTAGTTATTTTTCAATGTTTTTTAAGAGTTTCAAAATACTTAGAATGTCTTCCAAAGAAGCCGCAGATCTTTTTAAAAAGAGATCAGAGTTTTCAAATTGGGAACCATTTGATATGGTTTATATTGATGCTGCACATGATTATATTTCATTATCAGAAGATATAGAATTATGGATAAATTTGATAAAACCAGGTGGTGTTATATCTGGTCATGATTATGGTCAAAGAAGACATAAAGAAGCCAAGACAGCAGTAGATGATTATTTTGGAGAAGAGAATATAAAAACATTACCAGGATATGTATGGTATCATGAAGTTTAAAAAATATATAAATGAAGACCGGAATTATGGAATTAAAGATGAAGCAAAACATATTGCCTCAATTCTGAAAAAAGATTGCATGCCTTTTATAAAAGAAATGAAGTCAAGTAGTTTGCAGAATTGGTTTTATAGAGCAACTGAACATCATTATGAAAGTATTTCTAAACCAATCAAACCAAGAAAAGATAGACGACCAAGAAACACTCCAAAAGAATTACATGATTATATGGATTTGAGATTTAAAAAGAAGTTTGGTTGGAAATCTAGAAGTGAGGGCGTATTTGTTTCAAGTGATAAAACCATATTAGAATATACATATGGTGATCCTTATTTATTTTTTCCAATAGGTAGTTATAAATATGTATATCATCCAGAAATAGGTGATATATATGAAAGACTTGATAATAAATATTCAATAAGTTATGAAACTTATACAATGACACCAGAACTTATGGAAGAAATAGAAAAAGAATTTGATAGAATTTGGTCAAAGTATACAGATAAAAATTTAAAAAAAGCATATATAAATGGTGTAGAGGTTGCATTCAAATGTAAATCATACTATTTGGTAAATGAAAAATATGATTATTTTCATTTGAAAGACTATATTTACTAGGCGGGATAAATGGCAATAAGATGTTCATATGGATGCAAACAAATAGCAAAATACCAATTAAAAAATGGTAAATGGTGTTGTGAAAAATTTTATACAAAATGTCCAGCGATGCGAGAAATAAACAGACAAAGACAAATTGGAAAGAATCATTCAAAAGAAACAAAAGAAAAAATGAGTAAGTCACAAAAAGGTAAAATAATATCAGAAGAAACAAAAAGAAAAATAAGTAAAGCGAATAAAGGAAATATAAGAAAAGATTTATCAGAGTATAACAGAAATACAAATCTTAAAGGAAAGAATAATCCTAATTATAAAGGTGGATATAGTTTAAAAAATATTGCTTTATATGATACATTTGCTCAACAAATTAGTTGGTGTGAAAGTGTTAGAAGAAATTATGAAGATAAAAACATACTAGAAGTTAAATGTGCTTATTGTGGTAAATGGTATATACCTAAATTAAATAATGTAAAAAATAGATTAAGTGTTTTAAAAGGTAATATTTCTGGAGATCATAGATTTTATTGTTCAAAAGAATGTAAAAATGAATGTCCAATATATAATAGGAAAAAATGGCCAAAAACATTTAAAATAGCAACTTCAAGAGAAGTTCAACCAGAATTAAGACAAATGGTATTTAAAAGAGATAAATATATTTGTCAAAACTGTAGTTCAAATAAAAACATTCAATGTCACCATTTAGAAGGTATTAGATGGGAGCCAATAGAAAGTGCTGATATAGATAAATGTATAACACTTTGTAAGAATTGCCATAAAAAAGCACATCAAAAAGATGGATGTGGTTATGATGATTTGAAATGTAAGGAGAGTGATTAAGATTGCCATCCGGTATGATGAAAAATTTGTAAAACGCCCGAATACTGAACTGGAATACACAACAGAACAGATATCAGAGCTATATGAATGCTCAAAAGATATAGATTATTTTTTGAAGTATGTAAAGATAGTCAATCCAGATAAAGGTGAGATTTTCTTTGAACCATATGATTATCAAAGAGATTTACTCAAAAAGTTTGCTGACCATAGATATAATGTAGTACTAGCTTCAAGACAATCTGGAAAAACTACAAGTGTTGCAGCGTATGTATTGTGGTATTCTATATTTCACGAAGATAAAACTATTGGTATCGTTTCTAATAAAGAATCATCAGCTAAAATGATTCTCGGAAGATTAAAAAGAATGTATGAATGTTTGCCAGTATATTTGAAACCAGGTGTTCATGAGTATAGTAAAACATTTATTACATTTGATAATCATACACGAATTTTGATTTCAGCAACATCACCAGATGCTTTTCGTGGTGAGTCATTGAACCTTTTATGTACTGATGAGTTTGCATTCGTTCCTAATAACATAGCTGAAGAGTTCTGGGCTGCTAATTATCCAACAATCTCAGCATCCACAGAAGCGAAAATTATTATGATCAGTACACCAAATGGACTTTTCAATATATTTCATAGAATATACTCACAAGCTGAAGTTGATATGAATTCATTTATCTCAACAAAGATTACATGGACACAGGTTCCAGGAAGAACAGAAGAGTGGGCTAAAGAACAAATACAGAATCTTGGAATGACTCAATTCAATCAAGAGTTCAATGTTCAATTTATTGGTTCTACTCATACAGTTTTAAACACAGAAACAATAGAGACACTTTTAACAGTATGGACTGAACCAAATTTTAATGATTTGAATGATAGATTTAGATTATGGGAAAAACCAGAAGAAGGCAACACATATGTACTGGGTGTTGATTCTGGTAAAGGTACAGGAGAAAACTGGTCAACAATACAGGTTTTAAAATTAAAGAGTATTAATCCTGTTGCTATGGAACAGGTTGCTGTTTTTGAAGATAACCTAACAGATGTATATGAGTTCGCAGATATAGTTGATCGTGTTTCTTTATATTATAATAATGCACATATAATGGTTGAGAATAATGGAGAAGGTGCGCCAGTTGTTCAAAGACTTTGGTGGGATTTGGAAAATGAAAATCTTGTAAACACAGGATCTAAAGCAACTGGGCTTGGAATACGGGCTACAAGAAATTCAAAACCAAAAGCTGTTTTGTTGATGAAAAAACTCATAGAAGATGGGAGTGTTAAATTTAGTGATAAAAACACTATAGAACAATTGAGTACATTTATTGAAGAGAATAATAAGTTCTTTGGTAAAGATAAAGCAGATGATCTAGTGTCTGCTTTATATTGGGCTATATATATATTTGAAATGGATGTGTTGGATGAGTCTATGGGTTTTATAAGTAAAAAATCTGACGATGATGATATGTGGGGAATATTATCAGATGTAGAAAGAATTGAAGAAGATTGGAGTTGGTTGAATAATTCTGATGTTTATTCATAAATAATATAATAGAGTGGGAAAATAAAATGGCTATAACAAAAATAGATTTCGCAGCAAAAATTAGAAGACGCCTTGGACACCCAATGGTCAAAATAGAACTCGATGATACCCAAATATCAGATGCTATAGATTATGCAAAAGATAAATTTGTAAAATGGGCTGTAGGTCAATCTAGAGTTGAAACATTTTTTACAATGGCATTATCGGCTAGTCAAACTGTTTATGCATTACCAGTTGGAGTAACTGAGGTGATTGAATATACTGATTCTGGTGGTGGTGCTTCTGGTGGGATAAATACATTGTTTACTATAGATAATTATTTATATAATCACGGTATGTATGAGGCATTATATCATACAGGTATGAGTGGTGGATATACAATGATATCATATCACATTGCCAGAGATTTTCTAGAAACAGTTACAAGATATACTCCAACAAAATATAATTGGAGATATCATAGATTTACAAATGAGTTAGAAATACAACCTGCTCCACCGACTGGAAATGCTTTAACTATAACACAAGATGGTAATGAGTTTACTATTGACTCTCCTGGGTTTGTATTATTGAGAGCATATATGATGGAAGGATCAACGCATAATAGTGGTTGGGATAGTGGTGATACAGATATGAATTTTTACACAAGTGATTGGATTTTTGATTATGCTCTCGCAGAGTGTAAAATTATGTTAGGGAGAATAAGAAGTAAATTTGCTAATTTTGCATCTCTCGGAAATACAGGAATATCAATGGATGGAGATGCTCTACTTTCAGAGGGACAGCAAGAAAAAGAGAAATTAGAAGAGACACTTAGACTAGAAGAGACATGGATAGGATTAGACATAAGCATTGGTTGAGGATAAAAAATGAAAATATGTTATGATAATTTAGAAAATATAAGACTTACTAAATATGGTAATTTTAAGGATGTCAAAAATCAAGCTTATGTATATGTAGAAAAATGTGAAAATTGTGGTGAGCCATTTTTAATACGATATGGTTGTAAAGGAATATATTGTAGTAATAAATGTTCTAATGATGGTAAACATCATCCTAATTATGGTAAACATCGGTCAGAAGAAACCATAGAAAAAATAAAACAATCTAATTTGGGTAAAAAACGATCAAAAGAAACAAAAAAGAAACTGAGTAAGGTAGCAAATGAGAGAAAGTTTTCTGAAGAGACAAGAAAGAAAATGAGTAAATCAAAGAAAGGTGAAAATCATCCATCATGGAAAGGTGGTATTGTATCAAAAAATCTACCAGATTATGATACATATGCTCATCAAATTGATTGGTGTGAAGAAGTTAGAAGAAATAAAGTTGATAAAAACATACTAGAAGTTAAATGTGCATATTGTGGTAAATGGTATATTCCAACTATGCTTAATGTTAATGCTAGATCACAACATTTAAAGAATAATTATGTTGGTGAGCGTAGATTTTATTGTTCTAAAGAATGTAAAAAAGAATGTCCAATATTCTGGCAACAATTATATCCTAAAGATTTCAAAATAGCAACTTCTAGAGAAGTTCAACCAGAATTGAGACAAATGGTTCTAGCGCGAGATAACTATGAATGTCAAAAGTGTGGTTCAACAAAGTCACTTCATTGCCATCACTTAGAAGGTATACGATGGGAACCTTTAGAAAGTGCTGATATAGACAAATGTATAACTTATTGTAAGAATTGTCATAAAGAAGTACATAATCAACCTGATTGTGGATATAATGATATGAAGTGTGCAGCATAAATAATAAAATGTAAGAGGAGTTAATATGTTAAAGAACGTAAGTAAGAGTCTTTATAAGTTAAATAAAATGTTGGAACAAGAAGTAAAGACTTTATCAAGTAATAAAGATATTTCCAAAAAAGATCCAAAATCATTATTGATGAGTGTTTTATTTCATGATGATCACATACATCACATTATACCAGGTGATGAAGAAGATAAAGAAAAAATTCTTCAAGCCATATATGATAGGTATAATGAACTAATCAAATCAAAAGAGGAGACAAGACAAACTCCTTCAATTCAAATAGTAAGACCAGATAAACCAAATCGAACACCAGACAATCCAAGAAAAATAGTATTTGGCCATCATCGTGCATTAGGTGATGGTTTAATGTTTACATCAGGTATAAGAGACTTTAAACTTTTATTTCCAGATATACTTATTAATGTTGATAGTAATCAAAAAATGTTATGGGAGAACAATCCTTATATAGATACATCATTAAAGAAAGATGATGAGGATGTTGAGTATTATAAGGTTGGTTATCCTATGATTGGTAATATAAATAATTCCAATATGCATTTTACATCAATGTTTCTTTTTGATATGATTGCTATTGCTGACTTTCATGAACCATTACCTTTGAGTATAGGTGAGTTTACAGCGATATTTGCTAATGGTAGAATTGGTGATCCAGCACTTGGTGATACTAAAAAGAATGCAGAAAATGCTAGAGAGCCATTTATATCATTTCGTGAAAAGTATCACCAAATATGTAAAGAATTTTCTAGACAGCGTGGTGATATTCATCTTACTGATAAAGAAAAAGAGTATAATCTAATAAAAGATATATATGGTATTGAAAAGTATTGGGTAATAGGGCCAGGTGGTAAAAGAGATTGTACTTGTAAAATATGGGATTGGAGAAACTTTCAAGAAGTCATAGATTATTTTGAGGGTAAGATAAAGTTTGTTGTTATTGGTAGAAGTGATCATCTAATAGAGAAACTTAACAATGTTATTGACTTAACAGATAAATTCAATAAAGATGTAAGAGCACTTGTTCCACTTATTTATCATTCTGAGGGATGTGTAAGTGGACCAAGTTTTTTGATGCATCTCGCAGCTGCAATGCCTCCAAAATACAGGAAAGCTCGTAAACCCTGTGTTGCTATATTTGGTGGTAGAGAACCTAATATGTGGAGTGGTTATACAAATCATCAAATACTTCATTCTAATGGAATATATTCTTGCTGTGATGCTGGTGGTTGTTGGAAAGCAAGAGTAACACCGCTTCAAAAAGATCCAAAGCATAATAAAAATCTTTGTTCACATCCTGTTAAAGTAGATGATAAAGGTATTGCTGAATGTATGGATAATATAACAGTACAGGATGTTATCAGGGCAATTGAAAAATATTATGATGGTGATATATATAAATATGAGAACCAGGGATTAACAACTACTTATATTCCGCCAGTAAAAGATATATCCACACCATTAACAGAAGGTAATATGATGGGTGGAAATGGTGTTCTTTGTTCTAATAATGAAACAAAAAAACCGATAAAAAGTCCACCATCAATTATAACCCATAGTGAAAAAGAAATCAATCTTGTTGGAAATCTTAACTCTAAAGGTGGTGGAGAACAGAGCTTTGCTATGATTGCAACATTGTTAAGAAAATCTGGT